TTACACAATCAGCTAGAGGAACAGGAACAGGTAATGTTAATGTTAATTTTACAATCAATGCTGTTGATGCAAGTGGTATAGATAGATTATTAGTTGAAAGACGAGGAACTATATCAAGAATAATTAACGAATCAGTTAATGAAAGAGGGAGTAGTAATTTAATCTAATGTCAGGTGCTTTTCCAATATCAAGTGCAAAATTCTCTACTATGGGAATCAAATCTATTCAGACTACAATTATATCTAAATCAGATAGTGGTAAAAGATTAGCAAGACAAATAGACGGACAAAGATTTGGATTTAGTGTTGAAATTATAACAGGAAAAAGATCAGATATTTATGGTGAGTTGATGGGATTTATAATTAAACAAAGATCAGGTAAAGAAACTTTTACAATTACACCACCTGAAATAAAAAATGCTAGAGGTTCTGAAACAGGAACAGTTTTAGTCAATGGAGTTCACGCAGTTGGTGATACAACTATAGCAATGGACGCATTTGCTGGTGATGGTGCGGGCAGATTTAAGACGGGAGACTTTATTAAATTTGCTTCGCACAATAAAGTATATATGGTTGTTGCTGATGTAACTTCAAGTTCTAATGCGGCTACTGTAACTATCGAACCACCTCTTACAACAGCATTAGCAGATGATTCAGTAGTAACTTATGATTCAGTACCTTTTACAGTTTTTTTAACAAATGATATTCAAGAGTTTGGTGCTGTTGGTTCAGATAAAGATGGAAACTTAATATACAAATTTCAATTTGATGTTGAGGAAGCTTTGTAATGAAATATTTGGTAAGACATTGGATAACTGTTGATATGATAGCTGAAGAAGTTATAGATGGAGATGGTGTAGATTTAAAAACAAATAATATAGGAAAACACGAAGAACCATCTGATAAAGCAACTTATGTAGTATCAGATTATGTAAAAGTAAAAAGGAGAACAATAGAAGATTATGACGAGAAGCTTAACGACAGCAGTAAAGAACGAACTAGCAACAAATGATCTTAGACCAGTACATCTTATCACAATCGGTTTTAGTAGCCCTGTTAATATTACTGATTGTTCATTTCCACTAACAAGTTCTGTTTCAGGTTCTAGTGTTACTTACGCATCATCAAGTTTTGTTATGGGTATATCTAATTTTTCAGAAGAAGTAGATATTACAAAAACAACATTGAATCTTGGATTGTCAGGTGCAAGTCAAACATTTATTTCTACTGCATTGAATGAAAATGTTGTAAATGATTCTGTTACAATACATAGAGGTTTTTTGAATGATTCTAATGCTTTGATAGCTGACCCTTTTCTTCTTTATAAAGGAACGATTGATACTTTTGAAATATCTGAAAAAGGTGCAGATAGTACTATTATATTTAAGATCGTATCTCATTGGGCGGACTTTGATAAACTTAATGGCAGAAAAACAAACAATACATCACAACAAAGATTTTTTAGCACAGATGTTGGTATGGATTTTTCAAGTCAAACAGTACAAGATATTAAATGGGGTAGAGCATAATGGAACAGATAATTAAATTATTCCAAACTTTTGATAAATATAAAGATAACTCATATCAAGAATTATACTACCACATTTTGCCGTCAATAAATTTAGAACAATATAAAATATTTAAAGATGAAAAAGGTTTATATGGTTTTGTAAATTGGGCAAAGATAAGCAACAAAGACGAAGATCAATATATGCAGACAGGATTATTATATAAAAATCAATGGAACACAGGTAAAAACATTTGGTTATATGATATTGTAATTATTAGAAAAGCAAAAGATGTAATGAGTTGGGTTTATAATTATTTCAAAGGATATTTAGAAACAAATCAATCAATTAATTGGTTAAGATTAGATAAAGATAATAATATTTATAGAGTTGGAAAAAAATACAAAAGGGAGTTTCATATCTAATGGGTGGTGTAGTAAAAAAAATAGTTGAGATTCCAATAAAAATTGTAAGTAAAGCTTTATCTTGGATAATTCCGCAACCTGAAATTCCTGAGTTTGGTGAGACAGATTTTGATTCTTTTGAAAAAGGTATTCTTTTAAATAAACAATCTAATGATGCAAGTATTCCTATTGTTTATGGCGAAAGATTACTTGGTGGAACTAGAGTCTTTTTAGAGACATCAGGTACAGATAATGAGTTTTTATATATGGCTTTGATTCTGTGTGAGGGTGAAATAAACTCAATAGAGGAAATTAGAGTTGATGATAAAGTAGTTTCTTTTGATGGTGCTTTATCAGATAATACGCAAAGATCAGTAGCAAGTTCAGATGGAAACTTTTATAAAGATGCTGTTTCTTATATTACAGTAGAACCGCATTTAGGTTCAGATGGTCAAAGTGCATCTAGCTTACTTTCGACATTATCTAGTTGGGGAAGTAATCATAAGTTATCAGGTCTTGCATATTTAGCTTTAAAGTTTAAATGGAATCAAGATGTGTTCGGTGGCATACCAAAAGTTCAAGCAAAAATAAAAGGTAAAAAAGTTGTAACATTAGCTTCTGATTTATCTGAATCATCTGCTACATTTTCTGCAAATCCAGCTTTTTGCTTATTAGATTATTTAAGAAATGAAAGATATGGAAAAGGTATTGCCACAAGCGATATTGATTTACAAAGTTTTAGAGATGCTTCACAAGTTTGCATTACACAAGTTACACCCTTTTCAGGTGGTAGCGATATTAATTTATTTGATTGTAATGCTGTATTAGATACATCAAAAAAGATTATTGATAATACAAGAATATTACTTAGAGGTTGTAGAGGATTTTTACCTTATACTAGTGGTAAATATAAATTAGTAATAGAGACAACAGGTTCAGCTTCTATAACACTTACAGAAGATGATATATTTGGTGGGTTTAGTTTAGCAAGTGAAGATAAAAATAATAAATACAATAGAGTTATAGTATCTTTTGTTAATCCTGATAGAAACTTCCAAGTAGATGAAGTTCAGTTTCCACCAATAGATGACTCAGGTTTAACAAGTGCAGACAGACACGCAACTATGAAAACTGCTGATGGTGGTTTTTTATTAGAGGGTAGATTTGATTTTCAAACAATAACAAGCCCATATCAAGCAGAAGAAATGGCAGAAATAATTTTAAGAAGATCAAGAGAAGCTTTAAAATTAAACATCAACGCTGGTGGTGATGCTTACGATTTAGCTATTGGAGATATTGTAAATATAACACACGCATCAATAGGTTTTTCTGCAAAAGCTTTTAGAGTAAATAGCATATCATTTAACGAAGATTTTACAGTTGGTTTAAATTTAATTGAACATCAAAACTCACATTATACTTTTGCATCAAAAGCTGAAGTAGCAAGTACACCATCAACTAATTTACCTAATCCATTTAATATACAACCACCGGCAAGTGTAACATTATCTGATGAAATGATTGAATATGCTGATGGAGTTGTATTGACTAGATTAAATATTGTAGTTGGTGCATCACCTGATTCTTTTGTGCAATACTATCAAGTAGAAGCTAAAAAAACAACAGAGTCTAATTTTAAAATAATATCTAGTGGAACAGAATTAAGACACGAATTTTTAAATGTAATTGATGATGAAAATTATACAGTAAGAGCAAAAGCAATAAATGCTTTAGGAGTTTCATCTACATTTACATCAGCTACTCATAAAGTTGTAGGTGCAACTGATACACCAGCAGATGTAACAGATTTATCAGTATCTTTAGTAGGTTCAAATCAAATGGAGTTATCTTGGACTCCTGTCGCTGACTTAGATATAAGTTGGTATGAAATTAGATTTCAAAATGTTACAAGTGGTGCTACATGGAATGAAAGTACACCGATAGCAAAAGTGGTTAGAAGAAAATCAAATGCTTTAGTTGTAAATGCTCAAATTGGGTCTTATTGTATTAAAGCAGTAGATAAGCTTGGTAATAGTTCTGCGAATGAATCTATTGTATCTACAAATGTTTCTTCTTTAGCAAATTTTACAAATGTTTTAACTTTGAGTGAATAATGGCAGATTTTAATGGAACAAGAGATAGTAGTGTAGCAATATCAACAGACAATGCTGGAAGAAAAGTATTGATATTAGATACAATTACACAGACAGATAGCTTAGTAGGTAATGTTGATTCTGCTGAGGGTAACTTTGATTTAGGTGGAACAGACTCTACATCAAATCCTACTAATTTTGGTGGTAATGTAAAATCATCAGGAGAATATATTTTTTCTAATACACTTTCATTAGATGCTATTTATGACACAACTTTA